ATCGCCAATACCATAGTTAGTACTAATAGCGGTAAACAAACGAGTGTATAAAGGATTAGTACGACTAATAGCCTGGCCCTGACACAACAACCAACCTGTCGGCGCAGTACTACCACCATACTGAGTGATCACACCAGCAGGCGTATAGTTATCCACATACGCTTTACGCACAGCCTGATTATCAGTCGTAGGATCAGTCGCAGGCAAACTAGGGATAGCCGTGAACGCAATACTTGCGTCACGCTGAATAGTTTCAGTGTTCAAAAAATTAACGACACTTGTAAAGTTGGAGTTAACTTGAGTACCATCAGCGTTAGTACCATTAGCGAACGTATAAGTAACAGCAGCAGTAGCCATCAGGCACGCACCTTTCGTGGATTATATTTATAAGTAATAGAGTTAACACCCCAAGGTTTGCCACCCTCACCCTGAATACTAAGTTGGACACTGCGAGCAAGTCCTAAAGACTTGCCGACAGCAAGGGCAGAACCAGTAGCACTTTCGCCCCAATCAGCCTCATTCCAACCTTCGTTACCATCAGGTTCACTACCAGCAGTAGCAGTCCAAATAAGAGAATCACCCGAAGCATCCAAACTAACAACATAAGTTCTAGCAACGACAGACTCTTCCCAATCATGATAAACACGCAAAGTTAAATTAGTAGCAACACTCGTCTGCTTCACAACAAAGTCAGGTCGTCTCCACATCTTACGATTAGAAACATTATTAGCGTCCTGCCAAGGAGTTTTATAATACGAACTAAAATTAGAAGGACCAGTACCCACATCGTCCTGATACACGCTCAACTGGTCAACCTTCAATACATAAGCATTAGAAGGATGGCAAACCAAATTGTAAGTCGTACCAGTAGACGTAACAAAATTGCAGCCACTACCCAAACCTTTCCCATCAGAAGTCTGATACTTACTCCAAGCACCACTCTGCTTCAAAGAAGGATCATAAATGAAACAAGCAGAAGCCTTAGTATCAGTACCCAAAGCAAGAGAAACCCAAATCTTTTGATTTACATTCGCAACACGAATTTCGCTTTGAGCGATATCGTTAACCCGTCCAGTTTGAACCAAAGGGCGAATAGCAGTAAACAAATCCATAAACTGCTGACCATCATACTTAAACAATCCATCAGGCCAAGAAAAAAAATACACAGCAGCCTCAGTAGCCACAACACTCAAAGGATTAACAGCACCAACCTCATTTGTCAAGTTCACAACCTGAAACGTGTCAGTTGAATAACCCAAAATAGAAAATATTGCACGCTTCTTAAACACGAGAAGGTTGCCATTAAAAGGAATGATCGCAGTAATACCCGAACCACCCTCAACAATGTCAATATAATCGTTAGTCGCCCACGACTCACGATTAATAGGATGTGAGAAACGCACACGGTTCGGATAGTCAACGCCACCCTCAGTCGTGTACGCACACCACAAACGATCCACATGCGAAGTAATCAAACGAGACTTAGGAGCGCGTCCAGTAACAGGAGAAGAATAATCATCTGTATACGCCGTACTCGCATCAGTTAACGCAGTAGCAGTAGAACCATTCCACCTGTAAGAAACACCACCAGTAGCAACATAAGCAAAACTTTCAGTACTAGCAGACCACGCAGTAAACGACGCACCAAAAGGTGCAGTCGTAGAAATACCCATAGAAGTAAACGCTGTTGTCGTCGCATAATAAACAGCACTATTAGCGGACAACAAAACCTGTGGAGTACTATGATCCCAAGCGTACAACGCCTTGGGAGTAAACGAACCATTCGAGATAGAACCAATAGCAGACGTATTTAACTTCGTCATACCACCACGCATAGTTAAACCACCACGTGGATCAATATCCACGTTCAACAGATCGGGTGACTCAGTGCGACCTAACTGGAAAGGATCAGCACGAAGGTTAAGCCCACCAGTAAAATCGTCTGTACGAAGCAACGACAAACGGCTCATTGACCAAGAGTCCTACCAAGTGATTGTAGCCACCAGCGACGAGAGTTATGAGGAGCACCATCAGAAACAGCGAGAGGTCGTTGCGACGAAGGACGCATAAGATCCTGCGCTGTTAATCGTACCGCTTCGTCAAATGATTTACGATAGAAGGAGGCGAGTTCAATGTCCTCTTGCAACTGGTACACTTGCGCCACCCCATAGTACACAAGACACTGATGTAAGCGTTCGTCTGCGTCAACTTCCGTGGAATCTGAAGCAGACCAGTCGTTAGGCTTACGATATCCACGAATAGTAAGCGGATACGTTGTGTCAGGTTTGGGCCACAAATGCACTTGGTCTTGCCACAACGTGAAATACAATGGCCGTTGAACTTGGTCATAAGATCCGACCCAAACCGCTTCAGCATCATCATAACTAATAAACTCCAAACGATTACCAACAGTAGAAGTATCAACAATAGAAGTAATCTCACGCAAGTTACCATCACCAATAGCATTAATCGCATACGCCCGTTGACCAGGAGTGGTAGTCATAGTGAACGTTTTTTGGTAGAACGGCCAACGCCGTTCCAAAGCAATAATACGATCAAAACCATCTTTGATGTACATTGTCAAAAGAGTGTCAGAAACATCCTGTTGATCAAGGTCAACTATCTCACGAATCTTGGAACGGATCTCAGCTAGGTTCACTGGCTATCTCCTTCGCTTTCTGTCGTAGATGACCAATGCAATAGTCAGTGCCTTTAGCACGAGCGCCTTGACATGTTTCTTCGTTAGCCATGCAGCGTGTATGCCCCATATAGGGCATACCGCCTGCAGGCGCGGGAGCGGCGTCTGCTGTAGCAAAAGGACGTGAGCCTATGTTTGCAGAGACTCCGTAGTATGAATATATAGGTGTTCCAGCCATCATTAGTAGGCTGAATCGTTACCTACTTCTTTTTAGCGCGTGCCTGAGCACCACGTGGAGCAGCCTTCTTGACAACTCTTGGTTTTACAATCGCATCAGATGACTTAATACGTTCACCGTAGTGTGACCACCAAGTTTCTCCTGAACTATCGCCTTCTTCGGCCATTCCTGACATTTTTTTATTTTCAGAAATGCGTTTCCCATTATTAATTTTTTTAGTACTACTTTCAACAGTGCGGTAATTAGCGTACTCCTTCCCGTCACGTCCAGTATGCGTGCCTTTATTTTTTGAAGGTATTCCACGAGTATCTGCTCCACCAAACTGTTTGCCTGAACGACGAGCGAGACTGTCGGCAGTTCCCCTTGGTTTAGACTTACTTGCAGCAGCAGCACCAGCAGCAGCATCAGCAGAACGACCAGTTCGGCTAACAGTAGACTTCTTTGGCTTAGGCATAGGTGGCTTACGGGGCATAATATCTCCTAAAATAGATTCCTATAAGATGAATTAAGCGTTACCCATAACAACAAAAAACCCACCCCGAAGGGTGGGTTCTCTGCATTCCTTGTCGGAAAAACTCAGGCAGTCTTAGCCGTAAGCTTACCCTGCTTTTCGCGGTTACGAATCGTAAGGTTACCGTAGCACAAGATGAGCGCATAGCGAGCATCCATGTTCTCAGGACGAAGGAATTCGGTATTAGCGAACCACTTGTCTGAGTGACCTACAAGGCTGATGTACTTGCTGTTCAAGAAGTACATAACACCCGAGGTGCAATGAACGTCATAAGCAACAGGAGCAGCCTTGAACAAAAGGTTTTGGAAGCCTGCATCAGCAGTCTTAGTGTCCGTGTAGCGCAGTTGAGGCTGCAACAATGATTCATACTTTTCAAACAAAGTCTGAGTAGTAAGAACCATATCAGGATGATCGTTACCAACACTAACAGTGTTGTAAGCAGTCGTCATCTGAGCAAGAGTCAAAGCACCAGCAGTGTTCTCTTCATATGAACGCCACCAATCGTTGTTCTGACCTGAAGCCGAGTTGATCCCACCAACAGTGTTACCTGATTCAACCAAGTTACCAAGGCCGTTCCAAGACTTACCGCTGTCAGTACCACCAGCACCAAGAGTGTCAGTACCGTTACCGAAGAACATACGGTTGAAGCCTTCCTTCATTGATTCTTCAGCCTGCATAATCTTGGCTTCAAGAAGGTTAAGGATAGCCTGCTCACCATTGTTCTTAGCTTCTTCAATACCGCTGATAGCGATAGAAACAGCGTACTGCTTCCAATCGTATTCAGCAGCCGACATTCCTTCTTGAGGAGTCAAAGCCAATGTGTCGTAGCCACTGTAAGGTGCAACAGTAGATGATTCACCATAAATCAATGGTTCAACAATCTTAGTTCCACCATTCAACATGCGGATACGGCCTTTGTCCATCAAATGATAGGTCAAAGGACGTGCAGTGAACACGTTGTCAGTGAGGGTCTTGCGATAGTTCGCAATCGTTGTGGATAGAAGTGCGTCAAAGTTAGCATTACCAGGCATGATAGTTCCTTTATAGGGTTAGGAGACGCCGTGAGTTCTCTTTGCAGAGTTCCAGGCATCAGAAATTGAACGGACGGTGCCGACTGCATCCTTGCCAGCCTTAGCAGACGATGCACCTGAAACAACAGATGCAGTACGTTTACTTTCAACAGCCTTAGTATCACGAGAAGGTTCTGCCTTCTTTGTTCTAACGCGATCAAAAGCTACCTGCTTAAAAACGGCTTCAAGGTTAGTGTTGCCTTGCGCGAGCGCGGCGGCCACTACTTCTTGAGGGTTGAAATCTTCACCATAAGTGTTTTGCAGTCGCTGGATTTCCTCTTCAAGCCTCTGCTGTGCTTGCATCTGCTCAAACGCGCTAACGCGTTTATCAATTTCTTGCAGACGCTTATCCACTGGGTCGTCTTGCTGGAATTCATCCATGAAATAGTCATCATCAACCATACGCTGTGCCTCTTTACGAGTCACACCATAATGGTTAGTTAACAAATCAATAGTTCCAGCAGGGTCGTTTTCCAATGCCTGCCTAATGGCAGAAGCCCATTGAAGTTCCTGCTTCTGTGATGCTAGTTCTTGAGTCTTACGGGTATAATCCGCTTGACGTGAATAACCAGCAATTGCTTCCGAAAGAGGTACACGAACATCTTCTCCATCAACTTTAACAGTAATATAGTGATCACTGTATTCGTCAATGTCTAAAAGTGGTGCATCAAATTCTTCTGCTTCACCCATCCCTTCAACTTGTCCATCATCAATGGGGTCGAATTCTGAGTCATTTGTAAAAGTGTCAGACACTTTGTTTCTCCTTTAGAGTCCACACGGTTGCTCTACATATAGGAATAGTGCGTTACATTAAGTGTTAGGTAATTGCATACCCATACGCTGCGACAAAGCCGCAAGTACCGCAGGATCAACACCTGACAACGCTTCAGGACCTTGAGGCATCGGCCCCATAGCACCAAGATTAGTAGGTGGCATAGCCATAGCCTCGGGAGGCATGGGTGCGCCACCAGGAGGCAACATGCCCTGCTCGGGAGGCATAGGGACACCTTCAGGTGGCATACCACCCTGTTCAGGCGGAGCCATAGGTGATGGTGCTTCCTGAATAAACTGATCAGGGTTCTTAATACCGAAACCGAACTGTAGAACATGTCCAGCCAATGCTGGCATGTTCACAATGCCCATACCAGCAAATGGGGCCATAGCATCTACAAGTTGCAAAGCCATTTGTCGTCGGAACGACTCATTACTAGGCGCAGTAGACCCAGCCTCAACTTCAAAGTCAAACTCACCAGCAATATAGTCAGCATCAAAAGTAACCCACAAAGGTTCGCCATCTCTACCAACAATACGAGCAACTTGTTCGCCAGTCATAAACTGCTGTGCTAACCCAACAAGACGCAAAGCAACCTCAGCAATAGCACCCTCAATGGTAGCCAACTTGTCAGCCGCACGAGCGTTAGCCGCGTCCTGCACAATAGCCGCTTCTGTCGCTGTGCGACGAATCTCGGGAACACCACCACGCTGATACTCGGACACACCCGAAACAGTCTGAATGTCACCTTCAATAATATCTGACTGACGATAGAACTCGGGAGGAGTCATAACAGCAGGGAAAGGAGCAACAACATTAGCAAGGTTCTCGTCACCACTAACTGGAACCATCACATTGTCGTAGTCTGATTCTAAAGCGTCACGGCCATCAGCATCAAACGCCGATTCCTTATAGAGGTACTTACGTGAATACCGTTTACGGTGATTCATCATCTGAGTACGAGTCGCATTCAACTCACGTTGAAGCGGCTCAATAGCCTCAAGATCACCCATAGGATAGAAGTAGTCAGGAATATCGTAGTTGCGGATCATTACGAAAGGATGACCAAACGCATACGGCATATCCATAGGCTTAACTAGATACTGATCGCCACCATCGCAGAACACAGACATCGTCTTTTTAACGATGTCGTAGAATTCCCAAACTTCAACATATCCTTCTTCGGTATCTTGAATTTGACGTTTGCCTGGATCTTCGTTATAGCGACCCCAAGAAGTAGCATTGATGCTCTCGCGCGCCGCGCGTGAGTATCGCTTATCCGACTTAACCTCAGTAAGCGTACGACGAATACGCTGAGCAATCCAACGCGCGTCCTGCATGGACGTAGCGTCAGGATCAACAAACACATCAAATGGTGATACACGCTCAACAAAAGGACGATCCTCAGTAACAATAATAGTAGGCGTAATCTCGTTGCCTTCTACCTGTGCATCAGATTGATCTCCTTCTTCAGAGATACTCTCCTCTTCCACATAACGATAACCACACTTAAGCCAGCCATGACCAACAATAAGAAAGTCTTTTACAGCCCTACGGAACTCAGGACGCACTTTATAGTGCTTCCACCAGTAGTTAATAACAGCCTCAGTAATAATTGCTTTAGGTGCGTCATCGGGACGACGAGCGTTAACGGCGATCTTAGGATAGTTAACAGCAACGCTAGGAGCAATAACGTTTACGGTAGAGAACGAAATATTAACAAGCAAACGATCTTCAGGAGAAATGTCCTCATACTGCTTACCCCGATACAAGTCAATTAGGCGACGCCAAAGATCATCATAATCTTCTTCACGACGCCACCGTTTTGTCGTAGCAATCTTCTGCTTATATTTGCTAAGAGTTTCTGAATGCGTTTGCCGCGCCATTACTATTCACCATCAATGCTATTAATGTACTCTTCAGAAGCACGATAAACAAAGTTAATAAGTGCGCCAACACCAGTCCACAAGGCAGTTTTCCAAATTTCTAAACCACCTACAGCACCACCTACAAGGATACCTGTTGAGGCAAACACGAATGTTGCGACTGCTTTCTTGGCTGATTCTGAATATTTCATAATCCCTCTTTCAAGTGGTATTCAACATGATCGTCCAAACGATCATCTATGTGGTCAACTTTATCTTCAATACGGCGAAGAACTTTATAGTTCTCGCCATGTTCCCTGGTATTGCGAGTGTCGTACCTTTTCAAAGCCAACATTAGAGGACCACCGATAAGTGCGACGACAATGGGGGTGATCCAATGCATTTTAGACCCAACGAGTCCCAACAGGTTCGGCTTTAATACCAGCCGCAGTGGCTTGCCTCATTTGCTCATCTTGACGTTGTTTAATAGTCGGGCCATGAAAGTCCTCTTGGCCGTGTGCAAATCCTAGACGAATGCCTTTTAGATGGCATGCGAAACATACCGCGCCTCTACGCGGAAGTACGTCAAAGGAGAACAGTTTTGAACATTCTGTGCAGTTAATAGATCCCATCACATTAACAATGGTTCGTTACATGGTTCTTCTAGTGTTATATGCACCGATAGGTATGGGATCTGTGCCATGATCTTCACTCATAATGAATCTTTCAAACCAATGCAAACTATATTTAGGTATAGGGGCTTCGGCACGATATTCGGGCAACCACACATATTTCAGCATCTGATATGTAATAGCCAGGGACATTACACGGTCGTCATGGGGTGAACCATGCATTTTGCCGTTAGGGTCACGGACGAATGTTCTTAATTCTGCAATAGTGCGGCTATCAAACAAACCAAGCTCAGAGTCACGGATAGAAGCAGAAAGTTCGTCAATAGCCAAAGGTTTTGTGGCTGTCGTAGTACGCCAACCAAGTTGCTCAGTCGCCTCAGGGCGACGTTGCTGTAATCTGCGAGTGCGGTAAATATTTTTGTAACCATATCGTTGTAAAGCCTTTAGGGTAGTTAAGCCGTGGTTGTTATTTTCTACACCTACAAGAGCACCGTTAAACCACCAGCCCATTTCGGCAAGAAGGTCACCAAAAAGGTCAGGTTCAATATGACCATGCCAGTGTCCTACAACTTCTAACGATCTAGCCTCAATAATATGTGCGGTAGAATAGTCACCATGTACAAGACCTTCGGCAACGTCAGCGCCGACAACATACACACCATCGGGTCTAGGGTATTCCCAAATAGCGAACTCGCCTTCAGGGACTATTCTGAAGTCACAGTTCTTTTTAGAGATAGTATGGAGATATCCGCGTGCTGGTTCAATAGTTTCTATTGAATCCAGCAAATCAATATCAAAGACAGGGTTACCTGACTTAATGAACGCTTCTTCAGGAGTACGAGGGTATTCCTGATGCAACTGCCAGCCTGGCATAGTTTTGCATTTAGATTCGTACCAGTCCTCGTCGCGGTCGCCAGCAGACCAAGGCCAAAAGATACCTTTAAAAAGGTTTGCCCCTGTTTGCGAACCAGTCCACAGATGATGAAAGAAGTTCCCTGAACCGTTAGCTGTGGATAAACAGATAACACGACCACCAACGTCAGCAATTGGCTCAATAGAAGCCCACGCCTCCTCAGAGTTAGGTAGGAACGCCATTTCGTCAACAATAACAAGATACACAGATTCACCACGAGCAGGATCATTGCCCGATGGCAATGATTCAATCGCAGACTCATTCGAGAAAGTCATTTTCAACTGGTTGTCAGAAGTGATCTGAGGGCCACGTTCTTTCATCCATTGAGGAACAAACTTAAACCCATACTTAGACTTTTGTAGCAACTTGGCGGCTTCTCGTTCGGTGCGTGACAACATGACTACAAAGCGGTCTTGCCAAAAGAACGTTAACCAAAACGCGTAAGCAGCACCAAGAGTAGAAAACCCAATCTGACGTGCTTTTAAAACCACACTGTAACGGTTAGACAGCCATGCTCGGATTGTTTCAATCTGAGCTTCTCGCATCTCAAAAGGTATCCGTCCGCGCTCAGGATGTTTGATATACCAGTAGTTGGTACAGAAGTGCTCAAATGCGTCCACGAGGTCGTCAATTGAACCGTCTTGAGGTCCTTTACATTTACGCCACTCACGTTCGTTGAGTAGTTCATTCAGATCCATTGTTCCTCATCTTAAGAGGCTCATCATCCAATTCGCCACAGGCGGGACATTGCCACTTACAAGCTAGTGGTGGATACTCTTCACCACAAACAGGGCATTCAATTAGTTCGGTCATACAACCCGCAGTTTGGGAGTCATACAACCCGCAGTTTGCGAGATTCTTTTTCCTGTGATGCAACAGCAGAAATTAGATCTTCAAGTTCCTTGTCTGACAACTGACCGATATTTGTCTCAGATTTAACGGTGAGGGTTGGGGGAGCCATTCTGTTTGTAGCTTGCAAGTACAACTGGGCAGCTTTGATGTCGCCGCCCAACGCCTTCTCATACAGAGTGTCCAGCAGACGCTGAGAACGCTCAGGAGAACCCTGGACATCATCAACCTTGGACTGCCATTCCTTGCGGAAAACTTCTTTCTTTTCCCAACGCCGTAAAGTACTAATATTGACCCCGATAGAGTCAGCGTACTTTTCTTTGGACGCAGGTGTCCTTTCAGAAGGTGGTGTACACAACCAACTGATATACGCTTCTTGGCGCGAATCCAAAACATTTTCTTCAAGTCCCATCAAAATACAGGCAACTTCGTTACCTGTTTAGGGATGTAACGGGTAACGCTTAGGTTAGGGGCCACCAAGTAATCCGTACCTACCGCAGGGGCGGTACGGATCTAGTGACCAGTAACTAGTTGCGACGACAGGAGCTAATATGCCTAAGGTAGGAAACAAGACTTTTCCTTATACAGCGAAGGGTAAGGCTGCCGCTAAGAAGGCGGCTGCTAAGTCGGGGATGAAGGTGTCGGCTGGTAAAGCCGCACCCAAAAAGCGTTCTCAGACTCGTGTCAACAACATGGATTACTGAGTCATGGCATCCAGTAAAGATCCACGTCTAGCACGAGCAGGAGTAGCAGGTTACAACAAACCTAAACGTACTCCTGACCATCCTAAGAAGTCACATATTGTCGTGGCTAAATCAGGGTCACAAGTTAAGACTATCCGCTTTGGTGAACAAGGTGCATCGACAGCAGGGAAACCTAAAGCAGGGGAATCTGAACGCATGACCAAGAAACGTGCCTCTTTTAAGGCACGTCATGCTTCTAACATTGCTAGAGGACCAATGTCCGCGGCCTACTGGGCAGACAAAGTAAAATGGTAAAAAAGAAAACCCCTAAAATCCCACCTCTAGTAGAAATCTTTTGGGAAGATCATTACAGCATGGGAGATGACTGGCACGAACCAGGACACATCCATGAACCCTGTGTACTATCAGCAGTAGGCTACCTTGTCGCAGAAAACGAACAGTACTACTGGGTCACCTGTACCTACGAATTAGCTACAGGAAACTACTCTGCAGGGACAGCAGTTCTCAAGAACTGCGTCACCTACTTCTGTGAGCATACTCCAGCCCGTAAATTACATTAAAAACATATTCTGACCTGCAGGGATCGTATTTAGAAACACGACAATACCCGCACTGTGACCATTGTCACCACAGTATATACATCCATCCCGATTTGGCTATACCCCAATGTATCTTTTCTCTTGTTTTGGCGTACGGGCACCCATGCTGGGGGGTGCATGATGACACGCAACGACATGAATATGCCCATATAACAGTTCCTGCTCAACAGCCTGTTTTCTCGTGCCATCTAGGGTGTAACAGATGTGCAATACAACACTAGTGCGCTCACAAGAGTAGACATCAAGTGTTGGTGTTGCATGGTTGGTATCTGTTGGGTAGCAAATCACAAACCAAAAAGTGGACAACAGTTGTCCACTTTCCTGAAAGGAAAAAAAATGGAAACGAAAGTTAAAAGCAATATCAACTACGAAACCGTTCAGAAAGCGGTTGCGAAAAATGCAAAAGAGAAAATGCAATTAATCATTTTCTTGTACAAGACATGGGCGAAAGAGTCTGACCGACTCGCTTCGTTGCCTGAGAACCCGTTCGGCGCAACAGGTTTCACTGTTGGCAAGTTCATTGCTGAATGGTCTAAGACATTGGAATACGAACACCAAAAAGCTTTGGCAGTTTCGTTCAAGAAGCGCATTGAAGAGATGCATCGTGTTGCATTGAAAGGCATTGATATCAACAAGATCCTTGATACGAAAATGCTTGCTGAGAATGCGTTGCTTAAAACGCCTGCTGTTAAGCCTGCTGTTAAGCCTGCCAAGGTTGGCACTGTGAATGCCTTGTTCAACACCAAGGAATTCAAGGCTTTGCCTGCTGATGTTCGTAAGGCAATCAAGGCTTCGGTCAAGTAATAACTGGACAATAGTTGTCCACTTTTAGTTGAAACGCCGTGAGGCGTATAGCAGAGTTCGCCTACTGCTACTGATGATACAGGCGTACCGAAAGGGTAATGACATGACACGAATATTTGAGTTAGTTGAATACGAGCATTACGATGTTCTTTACGAGGACGGTGTTCTTGCTGTTGCCGATACTGTTGGTGGCGCATGGGAATGTGTTCGTGAAGAGGATGAAGCCGATGTGCAAGCATGGCTTGATGTTTTCTACGCTCGTTCATGACGAAACGCCTTCGGGCGTAATCCGCAGGTGTGCTCTGCGGGTCTGATGAGTCAGCACAACGAAAGGAAATCACAATGTTCAAATATATTTTGTGGCTTGGGTCATCGGTGCTTTGCGCCTTTGGCTTTACTGCCATGCTCCAGCGATTGTTGCTTGTTCCCGAACACCGTGAACGAGCACGCTATCGCAACTCGTTTCACGATCACAGTTCTCATGATGACTTGGAGATCATTCTTGACGACGACATGTGTTTGTTTCATTGGCGAACTGATTGCGTGTGTTTTGATGCGCCTGTTGTGATTGCAGATGTACACGATCCGTATGAGGTTGTGTTGCCGTTTCACCAACGCATTGAGCCACCTGATTGGGTTGATGGTTGGGTTGCACCGCAAGTGAAGTGGGTTGTGAAACCTAAAGTTAATAAGTAAGTGGACAATAGTTGTCCACTTTGCGTAGCCATGCGTGGCTTGTTCGGGTTCAATTCCCGACTACGCACTACCGAATACAATCCCGTATCGGTTACATGAAAGGTAAATCATAATGAATATAGACCAAGATGATCTCTACGATGTCGCAGGTTATCTGCAACATCTAGAGAGTGTCGTTGCGCAACAGCGTATTGACACAGCGAATGTCATTGCTGGTTTGCAGGAGGCACGCAATGTGTTGTCTCGTGCATTGACGAGTAACCAGGCTGATGCTCTTGAGCGTCGTGCTCGTGATGTTGAGCGTCGTGCAAAGTTGGCTGAGTTGCAAGCCAAGTATCCTGCTCGCCCAATCATTACTGTGGCAGGTGAATGATGTTTCCGTACATTCTTTTACTTCTAGCGTCATTGCTTTTTGTCGGCTGTGTCGTGTTTGCCTACGAGATGGGCAAGCGTGTTGGCGAGTACGAAACTCGTCGCAATTACCGTTTCCCGAACTATAAAGTTGTTCAACACAGAACCAAAACGAAAGGAAAAAAGCGATGAATTTTGACTCATATCAAGACGCCCGTCTCTCTGCTTTGTCGTCGTACGACAAGCGAGAGTTAGAGGCGTTGATCTGCAAACGACATGGTTTGACTGTTGGTATTCGTATCATGGAGTTGGCAGAGACGATTGACTATCGTCGCAAAAGTTTTATCAGTGCGCAGGCTAGCGTTGATCGTGCCACTGAATGGTTTCGTCGCTTGCGTGACGAAAGTATGACAACAAATAACAACTATCAGGAGGAATACTGAAATGATCACAGAAAAAGATTCATTGATCACCTTGCAAGGTGGTGGCGTTTATACCGCCGAAAAACTAGGGCGTAATTGCCAAGCCATTTACATTGTGAACCGTGATGCACCTGATGATTTGGGTGGCGCAATGGTTTCTATGTTTTTGCAAATCAACCAAGACTCTTACGGTCATACACAATTTGGTTTGTTGCCTGTATTGCTTGAGGTCAAGAGCGTGGAATATCATGATCGCAACTTCAACCTTGGCACATATGGTGTGACTGACACATTTGTCTTGATGGGTCACGCTGTCAATCTTGCGTTAGAAATGACAAGTCTCGCTGGCGAAAAATCGCCCGTGACTTTTCTTAAGAATGATTGCGCTATCTATGTGATCAACGAGAACGGTACGACAGAGAGCACGATGTGTTCTGTGTATTCGTACATGGCAGAGCGAGGTTTCCCGTTCTGAAAAGTGGACAATAGTTGTCCACTTTTGCCTACCCATGCGTGGCACCACATTCGTGTGTGTGTTGAGTTCGCAACTCAAGTAGTGCACTACCGAACACAATACCGTGTCGGTTACATAAAAGGAGAAAGAAATGCCTACAGATAATGTCAACATAGAGTTAGATGAGCCCGAGGAGATTGAACTCTGCTTTTTTACGGGTGTCGTCCTGACAGACGAAACCCTTGAAAACGAGTTAGTTACATTCCGTCGTGACGCCGCATTTACATGGGACGCAACGACAATGAACTATGGGTATCGTCATGACCAGGAGTATGTCAATTACACCAACGAAATCGTTGATGGTCAGTATGTCGTTTACCTCTGCGAGGAATGCGACAGCTACTATCATCATGCGTTGTACAACACGGACAATGATCGTTGCACTAGTTGCAATGACAGTTACAGCGAGTGTCGTGATTGCGGTACGGAAGTACATGATGACGAGTCGTATCGTGACGATGATGGTGATCCGTATTGTGAGAATTGCTGGCAAGAGTCGGACTACAATCCTGACAACCAACAATCACGAACGATTCAGTCGTACTCGTATCGCCCGACTCCTGTTTTTGGTTGGGTTGTTGAGTCAAAGTTGATTCGTGGTTTAGGTGTGCCTCGTGCAATTCAAAGCGAACCAATGTTTGGTTTTGAGTTGGAGACCAACGCTCGTGACCGTAGCACTATCAACGATGCAAGTGCCTTTCTTTTGGGTGAGTCACCCGAGGAATACTTGTACAACAAAGAGGACGGTTCAATCTCAGGGTTTGAGATTGTTACGCACCCATTCACTTTGGAGGCACACAAGATGTTGCTACCTCGTCAAGCAATTGCCAAGTTGTCATCGCAGTATTCGTTGTCATCATGGTCAAGTGTCAATGGCACAGGTGCTGGGCTTCATGTGCATATCAGCAAGAAATCTTTTGCTGGTTCTGCTCACCAGTTCCGTTTCCAAATGTTTCACTACCGAAACAGTGACTTCATTAAGAAGTTCGCAGGGCGTGACAGTGATCGTTGGGCGTCGTTCCGTCGCACCACTGAGCGTGGTGACTACGGCTACGATGACATGGTTGAAATCTGCAAAGGTAATCGTGTGCAGAACAACCGTTACAGTGCGTTGAACTTTCAGAATGCCAACACCATTGAACTTCGTTACTTCAGAGGTTCGCTTCGTCCCGAAACGGTTCTCGGTGTTCTTGAGTTCTGCCACTCTGTCCATAAGTACACCAAGTTGCTGACTGCAAAAGAAGTCATTGACGGTTGCTTGCAGTGGGGGTCATACAAGATGTGGCTTGCCGATCAGAACTACGAGTTCCTTCCATCAGTCCTCGCATCTCGTTGCGTGTGACATATCCTTATCCCTACAACCAATTACAACCAACAACAAAACAGAAAGGACACATCAAAATGTGTTTGTTAATATTAGCCAAGGGCGGTTCAACGCCTTCCAAGAAATCACTACGCCGAGCAGGTCAGGCTAACCCCGATGGGTTCGGCTTTGCCATTGTCGGCAACAACAAGATTCACACTTACAAGAGTATGGATCTTGAGGACACCATCGGAAACTTTTACGATATGCGTGATCGTTTCCCTAAAGGCAATGCAATCTTTCACTTGCGTATCACTACGCATGGTGTAACTGACATCAACAACTGTCACCCGTTCCAAGTGAACGAAGATTTGGTGATGGGTCACAACGGTATGTTGCCTATCAAAGCAGAGAACGGCAAGAGCGATACAAACTTGTTTGCTACCGAATGGTTACCTGAGTTTGACATGGCTGACTTGCTTGACACGCAGGCTGGTGTTGATGAACTCAGCAAGTTCGCTAGCGGTAGCAAACTTGCGTTCCTCAATACGAGTTCACATCTTGCCAAGCCGTTCTACATCATCAACGAACACCTGGGTCATTGGAAAGACGGTGTGTGGTACAGCAACTCGTCATACAAAGAGACGGTGTGGTATCCATCGCACTCGTATGGTTCGTATGGCAGTTCATACACGCCGACAAAGACGACATCTATGAGTGACTACGAGAAGTACAACATTCGTAGCCATTGGGACGATGAGGATTTGTTTGCTGAGGACATTGCTGACGACAATGATTTCTTGTGTGACACTTACATTGCTCGCACATGGAAAGATGGCGATCTCATGTACGATCACATTGAAGGTACATGGGTTCACCCCGATGACGCACATGAGATCTCTGATCTTGTTCAATGGGAATGTCATACCTGCCACGAGCAAGTGATCTTTGATTTGCTCAATGACAGTGTTGATCTATGTTCCGAATGTGGAACCTGCTACTTTTGTGACAACAACTCTGATGCATGCAATTGCTACATCGCTGAGAAATAACAACCAACAACAAATAGAAAAGGAAAAATCATGACTAACTACAATCCACTTCCATACGAATGCATCCCTGTTCCTGGCTCTGAGCCAACTACTCCTGATATTTGGGGGGTGTATCCTGAGAACGCAATGTTGCGTGCGCAGATAGAAAAGAACGAGGAGTATCAAGATTTCTTGTTGAAAGAAATGGCAAATCAACTGCATGAGATCAGGACTCTCAATGACCGCATTGGTTTCAATGATGTCATGCACAAAAGTCAATTTCATGCCATCAACACTTTCTTCAAGTGGGTCATGGAACACTATGAGGTTGACAAGCAAGACGACATTTGGGAAATGCTTGACGGAATGTTCCAAGACGGATTACTCAGTGACCCTCGTAAGCGCACATACCGTATTCGTGTCACCAAGAAAGAGATTGACGAATACGATGTTGAGTTACCTTGGGATATGACAGATGAAAGAGCGCATGACATCGTGCGTTCAGCAATCATCGCTGGCGAGTTCACCCGCACCAATTTCCAAGATGTTGAGTATCTCGGGGAGACACCTGTAGATGTCGTTGCACATAGCCCTCTTGAAACAGAGTGGAATGTGTGGAACAGAGGACAAGTCAATCAACTTGACTCAAGTCCGTGGTGATCTATGTCAAAGACAAAAGATTGGTGGTACGACCACCACATGGACAAACACAACAACTATAATTCATCTAACGCCACAAACGGCGAATCAAATAAGGAGACAACTATGTCTGAAACTACATACCCATTAGACCTCACGATCACAGAACTTGAGGCACTCAACAAAACTGTCGGCATTGCCATTGATAATCTGACACAGAAAATCAACAAGCATGGTGCGGACAGTCCTCTAGGGCGTACCGCCAAAGCAGATCGCAGTGCCCTTTGGGATTGCGCTGTCCGTATTCACGAAGCGTTAGGGGAGGAATACAATGGGTGAGCACCCCGACACACTTTACTATCACACCTTTGCACCTGAGATCACTGTGGTCACAGATGCTAACGGCGTGGTCACACAACCCATTGAGGTTCGCATTGGTAGGTTGGCAACATTGAAAGATGACCAACTACTCATCATGACAACGGACAATCGTGGCGAACCAACGCCACAAGAAATCCAGGAGCGTGCTATGGAACAGTTCATGACATACATCTCAGTGAGATGGTTCGGACAGAGGGTGGTGTACAAATGAAAGTAGCTACATTCATTCCTGTCATTGAAGTGTTACTCAATGACGATCTGACCATTGCCGATTACAAGATCAATTGGGAGGACTCCTATGTCGTCGCCAAAGAACTTGAAACAGGCAAGACAATCAAGGGCATTGACCACCATGACATTGGTGGTAATGCTCGTACATTCATCAACGCCTTAAGCATTCAAGGCTATCCGAAAGGCTCCAATGACGAGCCGTTCTAATGCTATCACATGGAAGTGTCCATCGTGTGATAACAAAATAGTGACACACATACCATTGAACTCTCCCCCCGTCTGTGCCAAACACACACGGGGAGGGCGTGAGATGAAGCCCCATAAGTGAACCTGAAACAGGGACTCGCAACTCAGAGAACGCCTCCACCGCTACGGCGGTGGGGGCTTTTTCTGTTTACCCCCTGCCCATTCCACCGCTTATGCGACGACATGTTGTTATACTGCTCTCGTCAGAGAGCCACAAGCACTAGATCGGGACAAGCCCTGAGGCTTGCCCGATACAGTAACCAATAAAAACTGGACAACAATTGTCCACTCTCACAAAGGAAAAAGAATGTCAAGACAATTACCCGTATACACCTGCGGTGTCGTCGCTCACGAGATTGACTGTCTCTGCGATGTCGTCGTAACGACTCCAACGCCGATCCTCGTTGATCCCGTTGATGGTTGGCAAGGAGAACACATTGCTGAGTTCCTTGACCTATGCGTCCCTTGGACAGACGCAAGCATATTCAAGTTCCTGACAGCACAACTCATGTTCCATGACGAGTTCGTGATCATTCAGAAAACAGCACGACTCACAGAGTCTGATCGCAACCAACGACGCAAGATGACACCGTACGAATTCACAGAGGAAGAACACAATGAGATAGTTGGTCGTATACAATTAGGTATGCCATCTGTCGCCGTTCGTGTTTACGCCCTCTGTAAGTACGGCGTGACCATGTCGCCGTATCAAGCTAACCTACTAGTAGCAAAACACCGAGGAGAACAGCAATGAGAATTGAACACAGGGAACACGGCATAGATGTGTATGTACGCCAGTCATGGATTGGTGACGCACTCATGTGCAACGAACGAGGACGCAACGGTATTCTGCGTCCCGAATGGTCAATGCCTAACGACGCAACAATCCTTGGCACAGCAGTACACGCAGGCATCGCCAGCGTCCTGCTAGGCGAGGGCAGTGCCCGTGAGGTAGCACACGAGGAACTGCAACGCTTGTTGACAGAACCTTTCCAGCGTGTCAAATACACGGATCATGAACTGTTCAACTACGCCAACGATCTTTGTGATGAATGGGAAAAGTCAATTGCTCCCACTCTCGGCAAAGTCACTGGTGTTGAAGAAGAGTTTCACTTTGAGTTTGACCGTTTCCAAATCGGTGACAAGCAAGTCACTGTGTATGGCAAAGGTACAATTGACTGTGTGACTGAGACAGACATTTGGGATTGGAAAACATCGGCCAGGAAATACTCTGCCCGTGATAAACAATCTCAGGCTGTACAGCCAACAATGTATTCAGCCGCAATGGTTGCCAAAGGAACTCACGAGTATCCTGTGACATTCAAATACGGCGTTTTAGTTCGTGGTGGTAAGGGACAGATTGTTCCTGTTCACCGTAACGAAAGCCATGCCGATTGGCTTAGAGAGCAAGTGCGACCGCTAGTGCGGACAGCACTCTTAATCGGCACAGACGAATCGTGGACTAAGAATGACACACATTACTTGTGTAGTCAAACCTGGTGCTCGTATTGGTCAGTATGCAAAGGTAGCAAACTGTCCCCTGCGGACATTATCCCTAAGGAAGAATCATGATTAGCAAAGACCAGTCCATCGTGACACAAGTAGCCGCAAAGATTGCGAGCGAGTTGACATGCAAAACCGAAGCAGGTGGCACATTGGAAAGTATTCAGTCGGCTTTCCTCAGCAACTTTGACTTCGTTAACGAAGTCTTGCAGAGTGCTCACGGCAACAACATTGAACACGGCATGCAACTCGTACAGGAAGCGTTCCCGAACAGCACCACTGAGGAATACGCACCAGCACAAGCCAAGGCAATGATCGCTACACCCCCACCCATGATGGGTACTAAGGGTTCTGTCGCTGTCGCTGGCAAGCAACACGGCGATCTGCCCAATTGGTTGATCACCGCATGTCAAAAGGCTGGCGTTGCACGAGTGTGGGACAACCGTGACCAAGCAGTTGGCACGAAGCGTCCTTGGTTCAAGCAGGCAGACACAGTTGATGGACAAGAAGCTGTTGCCTTTTGGCCACCGAAAGGTTCATGATGAGCCTTGAGGACTTCGCATCAAAATGGGAAGCGTTGAAAGCGGGGGGCGAAAGCCCCCCGTCCTCACTTCCCGAACAAAAACAAATGCATTACTACAGACCATTAGAGGAAGCCGCCGAAGAGTTTGTTCGTTGGGCGCAGTCACCACATGAGCGTATCTACACAGGGTTCAACGACCTTGACCGTGAGATGCGTGGCATTGCGTCAGGCGAGATGTGCAACATCATCGGCTACAGCCACAGTGGCAAGACATTGGTTACATTAGAGATACTTAAAGCGAATCAGAATAAGAACGTGGTTTACTTCGTCCCTGACGAACCACGCACACTCGTTCTCATCAAGTTGGCTTGCGTAACTCACGGTGTCAACGCCATAGATCTTGAGCGTTCAATCGCTCAGGACGACGCTGGTGCTATTGATCTGCTCAAGCAGACAGCCAACGAACACTTCCCCAACCTTGCCGTGTTTGATCAGCCTATGGCTTTATCGGACATGGAGAAATCAATGAGCGAAGTGTCAAGCATGTGGGGTCAGAAACCTGACCTCATCGTGTTTGACTACCTAGAACTATTGCAAGGTGGAGGAGAGGATGTCGCTTCTAAGGCCAACACACTCAAAGCATGGGGACGACGACATGATGTCCCACTCATTGCTCTACACCAAACATCAAGAACATCGGGTGCTGATGGTAAACGTATGACCATCTCATCAGGTGCGTTCGGTGGAGAACAGCAAGCGACACACATCATTGGTGTGCGTCGCAAACGTTTTGAGATTGATGCACAGATACGTGAACTTGAAACCAAGCTTGACAAGTCGTCAGCGTCCGAACGGGCGATGGAACAACTTGACAACCTACGTTACGAGGCTCGTATCCACACCCACACACTCACACTCAACCTGGTCAAGAACAAGCGTCCAGCAGGCAACCTCATAGATGACATTGACTTTGAGATTGAGCAAGGCACAGGACGACTAACAAGACTGAGCGAGGGTGAACTGCCCTCGCAGTTCCTACGTGAGGCTCGCCATGACTAACGAACTAGATGACGTACTCGCACAGTACATCGCCTTGTTCCGTGGTCGTGGAGACGCATACGGGTCGTGGGACGGTGGCTGTATCAGAGAACCACTAACCGACGACACATTCAGACAGCACCTATTTGGTGACACATTTGTAGGCGTATATCCATGCGTGTACTACAAAGGTGAAACGAAATGCGTGTGGGGTTGCACAGACATTGACTATGACAACCCTGATGAAGCGTGGATGCTCCATGACGCATTCGAGTCAGTCGGTGTCAAGTCCTGGGTGGAACGCACAAGGCGTGGCTACCACATTTGGGTGTTCGCAACAGAACTTGTACCCGCATCAGAGATGCGACGCATGTTCCTAGCCGCCCATCAAGTCACAGGACTCAACCCTAAAGAAGTGAATCCCAAACAGGAGACACTTAACGCTGGACAACTAGGTAACTATGTTCGTCTCCCCTATCCAAACGACAACACAGGGCAACGCATGATGGTCAACCGTGACCTCACAACAATCCCCTTGTCGTCGTTCCTTGAGGAAGCACACAAGCATCTAGTGTTATCGGAAACGATCACACGATTGGCTGACTATTATCAGCCTCCAGTAATTACATACACGGTGTCCGCACCGTCTCATGACATGGCTGAGTCTGCACGACGACTCACACCACTAGGTCGTACCATCTTTAGAGATGGCCCGATTGAAGGGCGTGACAGGTCAACCACACTCACACATCTAGCCCACGAATGCAGAAAAGCGAACCTCAATCCCGAGGACGCACTATCAATATTGGAGGATGCTGATTTACGATGGGGAAAATACATGATGAGGGGCGAAGCGGGGATACTGGAACTTCAGAAGTTACTGGTACGAGCGTACGGTCACATTCAATCTACATAGAGGGACGACCACACCCAAAGGAACGTCCACGAGCAACAGCCAGGAACGGTAAAGCGTTCATGTACACACCAGCCAAAACTGTTGACGCTGAAAAGAAAGTAGCGCAAGCATGGGATGGGCCTGTGTTTCACGGTGAAGTCGCAGTCCACATTGTCGTAGACAATGAAGGAACTGCGGTCATCGTAGAACGTGTGGACATTGAAACCAAATCATCTTTGCGTGGCGACATAGATAACTATGTCAAAACGGTTCTTGATGGTTTGAATGGTGTAGCATGGTTAGACGACAAACAAGTCGTAAAGATTGTGGCGATAAAAGCATGAGCACTTACAAAAATCAGCCTTGGTCATCACGAATTAAAACGATGGGCGACACCGCCGAAACAGCGTTTGAATCAGTCCACCCCGAAGCACACCGACTAGGAATGTTACGACCCTCGTTTGACACACGAGGCATGCGTGACACCATGCGGTACGCCCCCGACTACATGCTCCCTGACGGGCTGTATGAAGTCATGGGTTGTGCATCACGAGGAGACAGCCTACTCAAGACACGCTTTGACAAACTGACATCAATGTCAGTATGGCAAGCAGTCGGGCCAGTGAACTTGTGGATTTGGGATTCAAGTAAGAAACGTTATTGGGTAGCACCACTCAATGATTGGATTAAAGCCTTTCATAAGTTTGGTGAAGTCGCAAGATTCCCTGACAACAACAAACCTTACTTTGCTTTACACATCAACTACTTCCCTACAGAACCGATTAAGCATGACATACAACCTTGATCTATTCGCATCTACACCGATTACAGATGGAGATTGGTTACTGCAATTCGGAGAAGCACCCGACCTGCAGGACACTGATCATATCCACGCTGTCATAGAAGCAATTGAGCAACTGTCACCGCAATCAAAGTTCTGTATTGAAGCTATTTTTTATGAACGTATTCCATTCAGTGAACTTGGTGGACGCCTTGGCGTGAGTAAACCTCACGCTTGGCGTCTGTCTAATAAAGCAATGGAAGAATTACGCAATCTACTATCAACCAACAAAGTCTTAAACGAAAGGTACAACATGTTTTCCAATTGGAACGAAGCAGTGTCATCAGTAGTCCTAAACTTTCACAACGTTTCAGAGAAACGTAAAGTTGAAATCAGCGAACTAGACAAGTATGTTCAGAACATGTGGAACTATTCCCGTGACCTCGTGTACGAAGAAGCAACATTCATGGACGTCAACGACCTCGGTCGCCTAGCAACATCACACCTGAAATCAATTGGTGCGTGGGATCTACACGCAACCATTGATTTGCTTGTCAAGAAACAACACGACTACGGTCACAACAACATTCTAGGATTCGGTTTACTTGGATTATGTATCCGCATCTCAGATAAGATTGCACGACTGGTTTCGTTGGAGAAGCGTGGCTCTAAGCCACATAACGAATCAGTCATTGATACTTGGACTGACATTGTTGGTTACGCATCAATTGCAAAGATGTTAGAAAACGGAACATTTAAACTTGAACTGGAGAACACCAATGACTGACAAAGAACTAACATTCATTGACATCGCCGCACTTGGAATGGCAATCACCATATACCTAGGACGCGACGACAAGACCATCATTGACTACATTGGACACATTGCGGACAGTATCAAAGCCGAGATGGAGAAAGACAAAAATGATGCAGAACCTGAAACTACTTGAGGAGTTGCTAGATGATCTCGTTCTTGAAGCAGTTCGCAAAGGAGTGCCTAAAGCACATCTCGCATGCATATACGATGTCAAAAACAAAACTATCCCCGCAATTCGCAACTCAACTCCAACACGACGCTACAAGACAGGAGAAAAAGTTGAGTGACGAATTCCTAAACTCAATAGATCCACAAGATCTTGCAGACTTACAAGCCCGGGCAGAAAAAGTAGAACACGAAGCAGACACCTACTTTGAGATCAAACTAATGATCCCATTTGAAGGAGCGATGCAGTTCCTAGATTCCTACGAGGAAGCAATGACAGGAGACATGATGTCAATCATGAACATGCTCTTCGTTGTCGGCGCTATCGCAGAGAGTTTAAAGTTCCAGTTAGACGAATAGTTATTTAACTGGCTGAAGCAAGCAAGCAAACACAGCATCCACATAGCCAGCGTCGTTGGCTACTGTGGGGCTGAGTTCAACATGTATCCAAGAACCGCCAGTCCCAATCGTGGACTTCTTGTATACATCCCATCCGTTGCGGTCGCAACGCCAGCCTCGCCCAAAAGGTCCGCCGAGGTAATCCCCAATGTATTCCAAACCAAAAGCTTCAGCATGACGCACCAAGAAATCCATTAACGCCAAACCGTCCTCACGGTTGGCGTAACGCAAATCAATAGCACGACCAGTACCATGAACGCTCGGCTTAGCATGCTCGCGTTGCAGGCGCACATTCCACGTCCCAAGATTCTTGATCTTGCCACCGTTTAAGAACACAACCCAGTCCTTAAACTTTTCTGTGCCTTTCAACTTTCCTTTACTGTTGCCATTCCAACCCGTATAAGGACGACCTCTAAAAAATAAACCCATCATTGACCTCCACTAGCAATATTACGAAGAGCATTCTGCTCCAACTTTTGACGTTTCAACTCTGACTCTTTCATACCAGGAGTAACAGTAGTCAACGGGATACCAAACAGACCCATCAACCTATTAGTCTGATTTTCCATTCCACGTTCACTTGAAGGCATAACACCCTCAGCCTGACCAAGCGGTGGGAACAAGTTACTAGCCGCATAGTTCATCTTAGGAGTAACACCCTGACTGCCATCCTCCAACTGTCGTTGCTGACCAAAGAAAGCAGCAAGAGCATCAACAGCAGGTGATAGAGGGCCACCGATAGCACCCTCAGCCTTTGCTCGGAAAGGTACACCAGTATTCAAATGCGTATTACCCAACACTTCTAATGGCACACGCAAACCAGGGTTCACATAACCAAGCAGACGCTTCGGGTCTGCAATCATAGCGAACTGTTCGTTCATCTTATTAAAACCAAGGTCAAGGTTCAAATAAGTGTCCCCACCTAACTTCACTCCGCCACTTTCACGAAGCCACTTAGGAACAACATCGTCCTCAGAATCCTGACCAAGGTTCTGCATCAAGTGCGTGTACAACAAATACGGACGTGGGTTAGCAAACCTGTTAATTGTTTGCATCGGCAAGTTACGAGACATCCAAAACCAAAACGGCACAATGCCACGCAATGACTCATCAACACGACCAACATCCACATAATCAAACAAGTAACGCTTCACACGAGCAGCCGCCATGTTCATGTCGTAGCCCTGTACAGCAGAGTCGTATGCAAGCATGAAACGTGAAGAACCTTCAGCAGTTTCATTGTACTTACGGAAAAAACGTGTGTACTTGTTGTTTGCAAGAGTTGCACGCTTAGGGTTCCAGTTAGCGAACGCTTCACCGCTACGGCCATAGCCCGTAGCATCAGCGGCAGATATAGCAAGATTAAACAGTCGTGCTTCCTCTTCAGGTAAAGAATCAACAAAAGCTTTTGCTGTGCCAGCCTTCAACGCGTCCTGCCAGCCTCGGTACAAACCAAGACCTTTCATAAGGTTCTTGGTTTCTGCACCAGCCGCATACAAACTAAACGTGTTAGTCATGACGTTACGCACAACGAAACCAGGCGTTGACAAAGCGTACGCTTTAAAGAAACCTGTGTATGAACCAAGGAACTTGTTGACCCCCCGAACAAATTCGGGTTGTTGGAAACGAGACATGTTGGTAATGATCGGGATCATTGATTCACGAGCTTGAAGGTTTGGCATACCAAACTTTTCAAGCGTTGTGAAACCATCCTTGATATCCAACCAAATTTCCTCACCAAGATTCTCATCAAAGAAATCATGAGTTAAAGCAAACATTGCTTTACGAGCCACATCCTGACCCATCATATAATCCATATGCATGTTGATGTAGTCTGCCTTGACACGCAAGAACGCGTCGTACTCTTTCGTGTTCTTGTATTCAAAACGATCAATCATTATGCCACGGACACGCTCAGAACCTCGTGGCTTAGTCCTATCTTCAACACGACCGTACTCACGAAGCAGTTCTTCAGCATCATTCACAAGTGAATCAAACTCCAAGCGTT